CTACTTCTTCGCCTCTGCAACCACTTTGCTACCCACGCCGCGGTTATTGTATTCCCACATGCGGTTGTAGTTAGTGTCATTCAGATTGCGCTGTACTTCGTCGTTATCATCAACGCTGCCGGTGTTACCCGCAAATGGACGATTAGAGATCACCGCATCAGCCCACGGTTTGGCTGTGTTAAAACCTTCGTTGATGGCGCTATCACGGATCACTACCTGACCGTTGGTATTGGCATCAACATCCAGCGAGCGGCCCAGTTGCGCCACGCCATCACCGGAAGCATTGAAACGGCTGTTTACGGCGAGGAAACCGTAGTAAATGTTGGACAGCGTAGCCGGTGCAAACACATACGCTTCTTGCTGGGTACGGGAGTTCACCACGCGGAATTCGGTGTTATCGAACACCACTGCGCCGCGACCAGAAACGATATCCACATCCCCTTCAATATAGCTGTTGGTCACCAGCGTACGCGGCTGACGATTCGTTTCCAGACGGTTCTGCACACCGCTGTTGGTGACAAAGAAGGTGTTCTGACGACCGAGAATGTTGACGTTATTGATCTGCACTTTGTCGCCATCAGTACGCAGTGCCACCGCCGGATGGTTACCCGCATCTACGCTATCGCCCAGCGTGTTTTCGATGGTCAGGTTTTGCAGTTGCAGGCCATTGTTTTGTGACCAGAAGACCGCAGAGCAGAGAACACCGATACTGTCGCTGCGTTTACTCTGGCAGCTATCGTACATATACCACGCCGGTTTACCTGGCATATATTTGCCGCGCGGGTTGACGTCGTGACGCCAGTCGGCAGGGCTCATGCCACCATCAAGGGAAAGCCCAATCTTCACATCAATCGGTTTTTCACCCGTACCGTACAGAGTAATTCCACCCGGAGCGGCAGGGACATACACCGTTCCCTGATACTCACCAGGCATCACGGCAATATACTGGCGCTTGTTGGTACGCTTGATAATTGCCGCATCTACCGCCGCCTGAATCGTGGTATGCGTTACACCTTGAGTACCCGCCGGGCCGACAACAAAGTCAGGTTGCGCAGGCAGGGTAATCGGGGAAGGATTCCACGCTGCCGCACCTGGTGTCAGGGATGCAAAATAGTGTTGAGCATCGAAATTCTGCGCTTCTTTTGCCGACAGAATCGGGCGCGAAGAGGTACCAGGCGCGGTTTGATCAGAAGGACGTTGATCGGGCGGTGTTGAGCTACAGGCGGTCAGCGTCACGCCAAAAGCCAATGCCAGCGCCAGACGGGAAACTGAAAATGTGTTCACAGGTTGCTCCGGGCTATGAAATAGAAAAATGAATCCGTTGAAGCCTGCTTTTTTATACTAAGTTGGCATTATAAAAAAGCATTGCTTATCAATTTGTTGCAACGAACAGGTCACTATCAGTCAAAATAAAATCATTATTTGATTTCAATTTTGTCCCACTCCCTGCCTCTGTCATCACGATACTGTGATGCCATGGTGTCCGACTTATGCCCGAGAAGATGTTGAGCAAACTTATCGCTTATCTGCTTCTCATAGAGTCTTGCAGACAAACTGCGCAACTCGTGAAAGGTAGGCGGATCCCCTTCGAAGGAAAGACCTGATGCTTTTCGTGCGCGCATAAAATACCTTGATACTGTGCCGGATGAAAGCGGTTCACGACGAGTAGATGCAATTATGGTTTCTCCGCCAAGAATCTCTTTGCATTTATCAAGTGTTTCCTTCATTGATATCCCAAGAGCATCAACATGCAATGTTGTTGGGATGGCAATTTTTACGCCGGTTTTGCTTTGCTCGACATAAAGATAGCCATCTACGATATCAGACCACTTCATTTCGCATAAATCCCCAACACGCTGCCCGGTAACAACAGCCAGTTCCATTGCAAGTCTAAGCCAACATGGTGATGATTCTGCTGCTTGATAAATTTTCAGGTATTCGTCAGCCGTAAGTCTTGATCTCCTTACCTCTGATTTTGCTGCGCGAGTGGCAGTGACCGGGTTTGTTGTTATATGGCCTTCAGCTATTGCCTCTCGGAATGCATCGCTCAGTGTTGATCTGATTAACTTGGCTGACGCCGCCTTGCCCTCGTCTATGTATCCATTGAGCATTGCTGCAATTTCTTTTGTGGTGATGTCTTCAAGTGGAGCATCAGGCAGCCCCCTCCTTATTGCTTTAATTTTGCTCATGTAATTTATGAGTGTCTTCTGCTTGATTCCTCTGTTGGCGAGGATTTTTTCGTAGCGATCAAGCCATGAATGTAACGTAACAGAATTATCACTGTTGATTCTCGCTGTCAGAGGCTTGTGTTTGTGTCCTGAAAATAACTCAATGTTGGCCTGTATAGCTTCAGTGATTGCTATCCTCCTGTCTCGGCCTAATCCAAACTCTTTACCCGTCCTTGGGTCCCTGTAGCAGTAATATCCATTGTTTCTTATATAAAGATTAGGGGGTAAATCCCGGCGCTCATGACTTCGCCTTCTTCCCATTTTTGATCCTCTTCAAAAGGCTACCTGTTACTGGTCGATTTAAGTCAACCTTTACCGCTGATTCGTGGAACAGATACTCTCTTCCATCCTTAACCGGAGGAGGGAATATCCTGCACTCGCGTACCCATCGACGAACTGTTTCAAGGCTTCTTGGGCGTCGCTGGCGTGCGTTCCACTCCTGAAGTGTCAAGTACATCGCAAAGTCTCCGCAATTACACGCAAGAAAAAACCGCCATCAGGCGGCTTGGTGTTCTTTCAGTTCTTCAATTCGAATATTGGTTACGTCTTATTCGATGCGCACTCCTGGTATTTCGCCTTTTGATATTGCGAAGTCATAAATTTGCGCAGCACTATACCCATCTCGCATCCATGAATCTAATGCGCGAATAGCCTCGCTACGCTTTTTATCTTCTCTCTCATTTTTGATATCAACGAGGACATCAACGCAATTAAGGCAAATGTGGATTTTGTCCTTACATTCGATCATGGCGGCTTTACCATGATTTCCGCCACACAGTGAGCATAAATCTTCAGGGTCTGGCTGGTATTTCTGTAACGTTAGATGGTTGAATGTTGAACAGGCCATAATCATCTCCATAAAACAAAACTCGCCGTAGCGAGTTCAGATAAAAGAAATCCCCGCGAGTTCGAGGATTGTTATTCATTGCCGATATTCACCTTTATCGCGAACACCTTTACCGGTTTATCGCCGAAGTGCGGATGTGTGATTGTCTTGATTTCATATCCGTCATACGGAACATCAATTCTACGGCTGGAATCGTCGCGCTTCGGATATCCCTTTGTGATAATCAGGCGATCATACTCCCGGAACATAATTCGCTTATTCCAGTAGTCATTACACAGGCGATACTCTTCCGTTTTCTCTCTGCGAATCATGGCATCGAAGTATTCACCTTTAACGGCAAGTTGTAGGTTAGCCAAGGTTAACCTCCTGCGGCGGTTCTGCTGCAAAATACGCAATACCTTTATCCCAGATGGATTTTATGGTCGTCCATGTGACTGGTACTTTAATTTCAATCCGCCCGCTACCGTCACAGGTATCGCAATCATCATCGCCAAAGCATTCCGGGCAGCTGATAAACGTAGTTTCTGAAAATTCACCGGATAGCGCACCCTTAGCGCCGTTCTCGGCTGTTAGTCTCTTCGGCACCATGACCCAACCATCCGGAGTTACCGGAGAGTTGCCATTTACATCGAAGTTTGGCTCTGCGTCCTGAACCAGGAGGATGTAACCATTCTTGGCAGTATCAAGTTCTAACGCCTCGGTGACGGTGCCGAAATAGCGATTACCTAAATCAGCATCACAAGTGCTTACATCAATGGAAACTTCCATGCCTTCGATTAATTCTGGCAAGTTGTAAGTTTGGCTTACAGGTTGGCTACCCTGAAGCATGGAGGCGCGGTGACACCAGATAATCCAGCCAAGCGCCATATCCCATGCCATGTATTCTCTATCGCCATTTTTTGCCCTACGGCGATCTACAGATTCCCCGAAACGCTTCTCCATAAATAATTCATAGGCTGCTCGTTCATCCGATACTGCTGCCAGTGATGCCAGTGCAATTCGTGCCAGTTCTTCCGCTTCTTCTGCTGGAAGTACAACGTTGCTACCCGGTCCGTATGTTTCGCGCCACTGCTTGATTGTCAGCAGTCGCTCTTTGGTAATAGTGGTCATTTGTTATGCCTCAATACACGAAATCTGTTTTAAATTCATGGTTACATTCTGGACAGCATGTTTCGTAACCTTTTATTTCTTCACATGCCTGTTTAGCTCCAGAAAACTCCCAGAAATCTGGATCACAAAGCAGATCGAAATTGTGACCACATTTGGGACATTCGGTATCAAGTGACAGACTCCAGTAGGCAGTGGTGTTTTTATCCATCTCACTCTCCTTTGATGCGAATACCAGCGGCGCGGGAATCATTCCATCGCTTTACTTCTTCACGAATTACGTCAATGCATTCTTTCGAATCCATTAGGTAATCTTCATCAAAAAGCCTTTCCTGTTCGTTTTCTATCGCAACAATGATTGCTTCAACTAACTTTTGTGCCTGAGAACCACTTTCTAACTCTGCAATGCGCTTCTCTGCGGCTTCCAGCTTCTCGCGCATATCGTCAACGTACTCGACCAGAGATCCGCCAGCAGGAATTTCGCACTCCTCGACCAGTTGGAAGTAGATATCAGCTGCGGCCCGTGTGTTGCTATGCCTAGCGTCGCCCATCTCACCTTCACGAAGAGCATCGCGTTCGGCGGTAAGATTGGCTATTTTGCTGTCTTTGCCTTCCAGCTCAACACGCAGCTTCCCTACCGTTAGCGCAATATCCTCGTTCTCCTGGTCACGGCTTTTGATGTATTGCTGGTTTCTTTCCCGTTCATCCAGTAGTGCCAGCACGGTAGCCGGATTGGCTGCGGCGATGAATTCAGCATTGGCCTGCTGTTCTATTTGGAAATCTTCATCGAAACCGCTTTCTGGATGCGCTCCTTCAATTCTGCAAATGGGAATATATCCAGCAGCCTCGCGGTGAATTAGTGCATCATCACCATCAAATCGGCTCTCCCCATATTCGAGCGACCACTCACCACACGTTGCTTTTTCTGCCTTGGCACGCAGCGCCTGATAGTCAATCTTGCTCACTGGCTGCCTCCTTTGCGCCACATCGCATTCAGATATTTGTTTTGATTCACTGATGGAAAAGAATTTCTCTTAAGCAATTCCTCTCTCGATGGCATTGGTTTTACGCGTTGGCGAATAATCATTTCTGCCGGAAGAATGCCGGGATTGTATGCAAGTCCTCTCATGATTTACTCTCCACGAACTGGTCAACGGCCATGCTAAGTGACACACCTAAAGTCTCGATATGCTGCTGAATATCCTGTAGCGTCTGCGCCTGGGATAACAGGATTTCACGGTTGCATAATTCTTTAACCAGATGCTCAAACTTGCTGTAATAACCGATACGGCTTAGTGTTTCTTTCCCTGCATTCTCGCCTTCTTTGATAATTCCTCTTTCATTAAGAATCAGGTCGTGTTTTGTTCCAGTAATAACGTATTTTCCTAGGTCGATGTTTAGCTTCATTGTTAATTACTCCATGTTAATTTATTCGTATGCCTGCTCTTTCTTCATCGAGTTTTTTTAGCTTGTATCGCATAGCTCTTACTGAATAAATTGAGCGGCAGGTTGCAATTGCTATTTCTTCTGCGGAGAACTTACCGAAAAGTGATACTTCGGCTCTTGTCCAGCGTCTTCCACGAAGTCGGCTAACAATGTCAGCGCCAATCCTTGTTGCTTTCGCCATAACTGCTTTTTCAGTCCTTTCCAGTTTTTCAGCGATAACTTCAACTGGCATTGTCGCCGCTACTTCGCGCAAGAAATCGACTTCCCATTTCTCCCATGGAGTCTTTTTCATAGGCAATACCGTTATTTGATAAGAAGTGAAGGTTTCCCAACTTTGAGTTGAGCGCCGGGGATATTTATTCCTGCTTTTAGTTGGTGTTTGATTGCCAGTTTGTCGGCTTTAATTGTCGTTTCAAACTCAACGTATTCAGGAGGAAGGGCGCTTGAGTCGATTATTTCTACAGTTTCTGACGGTTTGCGGATTGTTACCTGGTGAATACCTGCTCGAATCTTTTTCTTGCCAACCATTTCAAGCGATGACGCTATATACGCCATAATGCTGTCAATCTTATTTTGAATTACTGCTGCTCGTTCATTCAGTGACTTTGCCTCGTCCTTGAGGCGTTCAGCATAACCAGATTCATTTTTAATAATGGCAAGAAGTTGCTCTATTTTATCGGTAAATTCTCCTTCCATTCCTTCTATTGTGTCAGCAATCATCTCTGGCTCTAAATCTGAATCCATCAGCTTTGCGTATTCATTGGCTATTTCATACAGTTTGCTCACTGGCAACCTCCAGTTTCGCTTTGCATTCTATGTAAATGGCTTGTACGTTCTGCTGCAATTTCATTCCAGATGTCAGGCGATATGCTTCTGCAAAATATCGCTTCAAATCATCCATGTTTTCAGCCTGAGCCATTTCATCACAAAGAAGTTGTGCTTTATCCGTTATTTCCTGCTGGCGTTTCCGTTCATCTTCGCGGATATCTTCCTCTGATTTGTGCGGCATAACTGGTTCAGTCCAAACACCTTCTTCTTCGTTTAGTACGTGAATAGCACTATCAAGACGTGATGCCTTAGGCCAATACTTGCTTGCACGCTTTACGACCGTCTTTCGCGCCATCTCATTCCAGTGATTTACCCATGGTCCTTTATCGCTGAATGCCGCCTTGCTTGTTTTCCTTACAGCCTCAATTTCAGCCAGACTCATCTCTTCCGTTAGATAATCACCTGCTGGCGTCTTAACTGTGCAGTAAACGCCAACGATATCACCACGATCACCGAAGGCGTTGTATTTATGGGTTGGTGCTTTATCAAGCCCGTTTGACTCATAGGTATCGTTAGCATGAACAAGTTTTGCCTGACCCCATGAGATAACACCAGACTCCATTGCAATATGGAGCAATCCCATATAACTGATATCAAGGCAAACCATGCCGTCGCGCGGAACCAGATAAGCCAGTTTGCTGGCCGGGTTTAAGGTGATGCCGATCGCCGCAACATTGATGATGGCGTTCTGTGCGCTGGTTGGATTTGCCAGTGCCGTTTTAGCCAGGTAATCATTTTTCTGGAAATACTGAATTGCAAACTGGCTTTCCTTAGCCCATGTCACCGTCTGTTCAGTCAATGCTCCGCAGAATAACTGCTCTTGCTGTTTAACGAATTCAACGATATTGCTCATGCTGCTTCTCCAAAAATGTGTCTGCGTTTGAATATTGCGAAGGCATATTCAGCCTTAACTCTTTCGGTTATTGCATCCCAGAACCATTCAGCGGCTTTTTCCTGATAGTTACAGTCATCATCTTCCAGCCAGTCGATAGCGTCCTTAGTGTGTTCATCTGGTTTATATGAGCGAAGCATTTCGCTTATTGGGTCGCAACGTTTGCAGAGGCGATCAACTTCACTGTTGATTCGTTCGTAATCTTCATCAGTAAAACTTGCGATTATTTGCGATATTTCACGCTTATCATTCAGAGTCAGAATCATCATCTTTCTCCAGTTTTTTGTGCTGATTTAGCATTTCTTTCATCTGACGAATGAATTCTTCGTCTGACCAGTTATCTGTAAAACTCATTTCCTGCGATACCACGGAAGGTTGATAGCTGATTTCATCGCTTTATTTGCTTCAAGCCACATTTTGGAATCACCAATAAATCTGGCTATTACTGCTTTGTTTTGTGCTGCACGAAGCATCTGGTGATTGATGGTTATTTCATTGCGCATAACGCCTCCAGTTGTTTCTTTGCTGCTCTGATTAATTGTTTAACTCGGCGTGATAATTCAGATTCGAGCGGGTAGAAAGCGGACATGACGCCGCTACCCGCGAGCTGAAAGTGCATCATGGGTAACTCCTTATATTTGATTGCATAACGAAAACGCCTCTCGTGAAGCGTTATTGGTATGCATATAAAAAGGCCCTCACACTGGAGGGCAAAGAAGATTTCCAATAATCAGAACAAGTCGGCTCCTGTTTAGTTACGAGCGACATTGCTCCGTGTATTCACTCGTTGGAATGAATACACAGTGCTTATTCGTACTAATAAAATACCCAATTTTCTGTTTCTTGGTTGTGTCCAAAGTTATATTCAATATCTGGTGTTGATGTATCAATATTCTTCATCCCATCAACAAGAGTTGATACAACAGCCAAATCTTGTTTGATTCTCATCAAATGGTATTTCTTTCGGCGCAATAAACTTTCAATGGCAAGTTTCTTCGTCGGGAATGCAAAAGATCTTTCTGCATTTTTTGCTACTTTCTTAATTGCATATCTATTTCTCCTTTGTTTCCATTCCTGTAACCACTGATTTGGTGCTGGTTTAAAATTAACAATCCAATGCGCAGGAACCAACCATGCATAATGCTCTGTCTGATGAAAAGCTATATATTGAAGTGCGAATATTTTGATTCCATCTTCTTCAACTGTCGCTTGGAATCTCCAGAAAACAGGCATTCCATCATGTTCAGTTTCTGATTCAGGAAAAGGTACGCTCCATGATTTTGTCATATCTCACCTCAAATAAGTGGTTTGCTGCGAAAAAGTAAAACAATGATATTCACTTCTATTTGTCATCGTGTAAGTGACGCAGGTTATTAACTCGCGGCCAGTAATATTTTGGCTTGGCACGAGATCCGGGTCTTGGACCTACACAAACTATATAGCTCTCTTCTTTCCTCGGAAGGCCAGGTGCATCTAGCAGACGGCCTAGTTCGAATTTTTTTACGTTGACACCAGGAGGAATCACCTCGACGATAAACCCGATTTTTACCTTCGTTACACCGTTTGATGAGCTTGACCATTTAACTTCATCGTTCAATTTGAACTTCATCATTAACCTCAATCGTAATAAGCTGGAATTGATTTTCTGCGTTGTTTCTGGCGACCAACACAAGTCACACCCATTTCACTGCGTGGCTTGCGGTAGTAAATACGGTTCTGTTTACTCTCGACTTCTTCTGCCTTCTTGCAGCGAAGGTTTCCGAGTGATGCTGCTTTATCTGCTCTGACGCAACCAGAGAGCTTTAGCGCAATTTTTCGCGCCAGTCGCTGCTCTTGCATTGCCTGTTCACGTTGAGCCTGTCTGCGTGCTCTGCGGCGATTTCTGGTGTTATCGTCAGCCAGATATGTAATGACTACTGTCATGTTGACCTCCGGGAAGGTACACATCCTTGTGTGTCGATGATTATTTGTTTTTGCGTTCCCACATCCAGTCATCTACTTCAGACCAGATGGTGAAACCGAAGCCGATGGCGAATGTGGTAACTAAACCACCGAGAATTGGGTTGGTAATGATGTCTAACATTTTCTGTTCCTCAGATGATTAGCTTTGGTGGTGTGGTCGGTGGGAGACCCATTTCGACCCGCTTCGTCCGACTTCAATTCGGCAATAGTCCCGCAGGCCTCGCCGCTTTACGTGCGACATATTCCCGTCCATGAACCCTTCACCACACCCCAAAGCCAACTGCTCTTTGGTTCCCGCATTTCGGCGGGACAATCCCATCAATGTTAAAGAGCCTGCCAATCTGTTCCGTTTGGCTTCCAGCGTCCTGCTGATGGCTTAAATTTAAGATCTCTTTAATTAATGGTCAAGAGTATTTTTGAAGAAAACTTAAATTTTCTTTCGTAACTTAAGTTTTGCTTTGATTTTTAAAGGAAATAAAAAAAGGGGCGAATGCCCCCTTATGGAAGGTTTGCTAGTTTTGCATCGACAACTACGCCGATGATTTTGCAGTTTCCGTTGATCTCGATCATCGGATATTGTGGGTTAAGTGGTTTTAGAAACTTCCTGCCTGCATCAATAACTAACTTCTTGAAAGTTGCCTCGTTTTCTCCTTCGAGCTTTGCAACTACCAGTTTCCCGTTACGCGGCTCTACTTCAGGATCGACGAGTATTATCATTCCTTCAGGGATACTGAGACCGGCCGGAGCCGTCATTGAGTCTCCCTTCACGTCCAACCAAAACGAATCTTCTGAACAGTCTACGGTTGTATCGTACCAGTTATCTATTGCACGCTTATGATATGGTTCTACAGCTTCCATCCAGCATCCTGCGCTCACCCAGCTAATCAGAGGGTATGACCCTCTTGGATCATGCCTACTGTGATAGGCAATGTTTGAAAGACTTTCCTCTCCTTTCATCAGATAGTCAGGGGAACACTTCAACGCATTAGCCAGGGCGAGAAGATTCTCTCCATTTGGCTCTGTCTCAGAGCGTTCCCACTGAGATATGGCAACATTAGACACGCCGACCATCTTTCCAAGTGCGGCCTGTCTGATCTTGAGTTCTTTTCTCCGAGCGCGAATGCGCTCTCCCATCAATTGAGTTTTCATAGTTAAGACATCTTAAATAAACTTGACTTAAGATTCCTTTAGTGGATAATTTAAGTGTTCTTTAATTTCGGAGCGAGTCTATGTACAAGAAAGATGTTATCGACCACTTCGGAACCCAGCGTGCTGTAGCTAAAGCGTTAGGCATTAGCGACGCAGCAGTCTCTCAGTGGAAGGAAGTCATCCCAGAGAAAGACGCCTATCGACTGGAAGTCGTTACAGCTGGCGCCCTGAAGTATCAAGAAAGCGCTTACCGCAAAGCGGCATAAGCAAATTGCTCTTTAACAGTCATGGTCCTCATTCCCGCCGAAATGCGGGAATACAACGCGCATAAGTTGATGCGCATAACTTCTTATTTGTTAAGGAAATACTTACATATGGTTCGTGCAAACAAACGCAACGAGGCTCTAAGAATCGAGAGTGCGTTGCTTAACAAAATCGCAATGCTTGGAACTGAGAAGACAGCGGAAGCTGTTGGAGTTGATAAGTCGCAGATCAGCAGGTGGAAGAGGGACTGGATTCCAAAGTTCTCAATGCTGCTTGCTGTTCTTGAATGGGGCGTCGTTGACGACGATATGGCTCGATTGGCACGACAAGTTGCTTCGATTCTCACCAACAAAAAACGCCCGGCGGCAACCGAGCGTTCTGAACAAATCCAAATGGAATTTTAATAACATCCAACGAGGTAATTATATGCGAAACAAAGGCTTTAATCCACCTGATACACACAAAGAAGCTAAGCGTTTGCGCTTCCTTCGTTCCATTGATGAAAGAACTCAAATCTCTTTTGTGAAAGTTGCCAGAACTGAGCTTCTGAAGGCTGAGGCGAGGGCGTTGCTCCCGTCCCTACCAAAAGAGGAGGGATATACGTTCATTCCAAACGCATTTCTGGAAAAGCTGCTCAAAGAAGACATATCCGTAAGTCAGTTTAACGATGTTCTTAAGGTCTTTCGTCAAGGCAGGTAGTTATGAGCAATACAGCAAAAATCTACGATTTCAGCGCCGCACACGAGCGCAGGAGCAACAGGATGGAGAACCAGAAAACTGGTTACATTCCGTTGTACCGGAGCATTCTGAAACAGTCATGGGCGAAAGATGTTTATCTTCGCACCCTGTGGGAAAACCTTCTCCTGAATGCCGCCAGAAAGCCATACAAAGCGAATTTCAAAGGTCATGAATGGCATCTGCAACCCGGTCAACTGGTTGTGACAGCAGCTGATTTAGGTCTTCAGTTATGCGACAGGCATGGCAAGCCGGCAAGCCGTGATCAGGTTGAGCGGATGCTTCAGGTTTTTGTGAAAGAGGGGATGATCTCCATTGATGGAGAGAAGCAAAAAGGTCGTGTGATCACCATCACAAATTACCATGAATACGCTCAAAAAATGGACAATTCACCCGCACATGAAGCCGCACAAACAACCGCACATGATGCCGCACATGACGAAGCCAGCAATGGCGCGGCTTTCAGAGTACATGCCGCACATGAAAGCGCACATGAAGCCGCACAAACAACCGCACATCATGAACAAGAAGGTATTAACAAGAATATAAATAATACCCCCCTACCCCCCAATGGGGGAGGCGATGGGCAGGTTAAACCTGAACGTCGCAAGGCAGAACGAATCGACTACGAATCCTTCCTGAACGCCTACAACACCGAAGTCGGTGACAGACTTCCACACGCTGTTGCGGTCAACGAGAAACGCAAACGCCGCCTGAAGAAAATCATCCCGCAACTGAAAACGCCAAACGTGGACGGTTTCAGAGCGTATGTCAGGGCGTTTGTGCATCAGGCCAAGCCGTTTTACTTCGGAGACAACGACACGGGCTGGACAGCTGATTTTGATTACCTGCTGAGGGAAGATTCGTTAACGGGAGTTCGGGAAGGGAAGTTTGCAGACAGGGGGATTGCATGAGACAGGATATCGAAGCGAGCGTTATCGGTGGCCTGCTGATTGGTGGATTAACTCCAACCGCCAGTGACGTTCTGGCAACGCTTGAGCCGGAAGCGTTTTCAATTCCGCTCTACCGGAAAGCCTTCGAGGTTATCCGCAAGCAGGCGAGAAACAGAAACCTAATCGACGCGCTGATGGTTGCCGAGGCGTGCGGAGAGGAGCATTTCACGTCAATCCTGATGACCAGTAAGAACTGCCCGAGTGCCGCAAACCTGAAGGGATATGCCGGAATGGTCGCGGATAACTATCACCGCCGTCTGGTGCTGGAAATCATGGATGAAATGCGTGAACCAATTCAGAGCGGAACCATCGATACATCGAGTCAGGCGATGGACGAGCTTGTAAAGCGTCTTTCAGCCATCAGAAAGCCCCGTGACGAGGTTAAACCTGTACGGTTAGGGGAAATCATCACTGACTACACTGACACGCTTGACAGGCGTCTGAGGAACGGAGAAGAGTCCGATACCCTGAAGACCGGAATCGAAGAACTTGATGCCATCACCGGAGGGATGAACGCGGAAGACCTGGTGATAATCGCCGCTCGTCCTGGTATGGGGAAAACCGAACTGGCGCTGAAGATTGCCGAAGGCGTGGCAAGCCGCGTTATTCCTGGTTCTGACGTCCGGCGTGGAGTGTTGATTTTCTCGATGGAAATGAGCGCATTGCAGATTGCAGAGCGAAGCATTGCCAACGCCGGGAGGATGTCGGTTAGCGTACTGCGAAATCCTGCATCGATGGATGACGAAGGCTGGGCGCGTGTTGCTAACGGCATGAGTCAGCTTGCAGATTTGGATGTATGGGTAGTCGATGCCTCGCGGTTATCGGTCGAAGAAATTCGCTCAATTGCAGAGCGGCACAAACAGGAAAATCCAAACCTGTCACTCATCATGGCGGATTATCTTGGCCTGATTGAGAAGCCGAAAGCAGACCGCAACGACCTCGCAATTGCACACATCTCCGGAAGCCTGAAGGCGATGGCGAAAGACCTGAAAACACCGGTTATCTCCCTGAGTCAGCTTTCGCGCGATGTTGAGAAGCGACCAAACAAACGCCCGACAAACGCAGATTTGCGTGATTCAGGAAGCATTGAGCAGGACGCGGACTCAATCATCATGCTCTATCGGGAAGCGGTATATGACGAGAACAGTAGCGCCGCGCCATTTGCTGAAATCATCGTGACGAAAAACCGTTTTGGCTCACTTGGTACGGTTTACCAGCGGTTCTGCAACGGGCACTTTGTTGCATGTGACCAGGATGAAGCCAGACAGATTTGCACAGCATCAAATGCACCTGCTGCGCGTGGCAGACGATATGCACAAGGGGCTGACGTATGACCATCTACATCACTGAGCTAATAGCAGGCCTGCTGGTAATCGCAGGCCTTTTTATTTGGGGGAGAGTAAATCGTGGTTAAGTTTATGCTCGTCGCACTCAAATGCGTTGGCGTTGGATGGATTCTTCTGACGTTTTTTATTGTTCTGCATAGCTACATTCGTCTTGTGAATGACGGTAAAGACCCATGGTATACGTTGTTTGGCGCTGCATTTGCCTGGGTGATTATCGGTGTTATGCCTGTTGTCGTAGCAAAAATGGCGTGGCGTTTTGTGAGTTGAACTGAGGGTAAGTATCGATGGCCGAATCAAGAAAGCAGTTTGAAGAAAGTTGGTTGCGACGTGGAGGCGAATCTTCAGACCTTATCCGTTACCCTGAAAATCACCATGAAATTGGCAGTGGTGATATTGGTGGTCAATACGTGATGGACGATGTTCAAGGCCACTGGCAAACGTGGCAGGCATCGCGAGCAGCTATTGAAATAACCGCGCCAAAGTTTATCGACAGCAGAGAAGCATTAGCCAAAGGGTTTACTGTTGATTATTCCAATGGCTTCGGTGATGCAATGGATGCTTATGAGGAAAACATCCGCGCTGCTGGAGTCAAAGTGAAGGAGTGAGTATGAGTCGACGAAGTAGCTTTTTGGGGTTTGTAATATTCCTGTTCTGCACTGGTTACATCGTAATCTGGTCAGTTTCGAACATTGACCGTGGCGGGGAATATCTCATTGTAATGTTCTTTCCTTTGTTTCTTGGGTGGTACGCCGCAAGGTTGCTGGAAGAATGGGGTTACAGGCATAAAAAATAAAGGAGTATTCAGTGAAGCAAACAATCTTCCTCCGAACTAAGCAACAACAGCAAGCTGCAATAAATGCCATCCTCGCAACACCACTCGATAAAGACAAGCCAGTCACGATCCACATTACTGACTACAAGCGAAATCTTGACCAGAACGCAAAATTTCACGCGATGCTGGCGGATATCGCTCGTCAGGTTCAATGGTGCGGAAAATGGTTAAAACCGGAACAATGGAAGGTTTTGTTGATCAGCGGTCATGCAGTGGCAACAAAGCAGGAAGCTGATGTTTTGCCCGGCCTTGAAGGCGAATACGTCAACATTCGCGAAAGTAGCGCGCAGATGAGTGTGAAGCGTATGGCAAGTCTGATTGAGTACACGACAGCATGGGCTATTGGTCAGGGTGTCAGATTTACCGACAGGAGGTACGAATGAGACGACAGCGACGAAGTATCACCGACATCATCTGCGAAAACTGCAAATACCTTCCAACGAAACGCTCCAGAAATAAACGCAAGCCAATCCCAAAAGAATCTGACGTAAAAACCTTCAATTACACGGCTCACCTGTGGGATATCCGGTGGCTTAGAGAACGTGCGAGGAAAACAAGGTGATTGACCCAAATCGAAGTTACGAACAAGAAAGCGTCGAGCGAGCTTTAACGTGCGCTAACTGCGGTCAGAAGCTGCATGTGCTGGAAGTTCACGTTTGCTCCGATTGCTGCGCAGAACTGATGAGCGATCCGAATAGCTCAATGTACGAGGAAGAAGACGATGAATGAGTTAATAAATGGCAATGCCATCAAAATGACAAGCATTGAAATCGCTGAGTTGGTTGGTAAGCGTCATGACAATGTGAAACGTACCATCGAAACGCTGGCTAAAAATGGTGTTATCCGGCTTCCTCAAATTGAGGTTTCCGAAAGAATCAATAACTTAGGGTTCAATGTTCAGTACGAGCATTACGTCTTCGAAGGCGAACAAGGTAAGCGCGACAGCATTGTTGTCGTTGCCCAGTTGTCGCCGGAATTCACGGCTCGCCTTGTTGACCGTTGGCGAGAGCTTGAAGAAGCTGCGGTTAATATCCCAAAAACGCTACCAGAAGCGTTGCGCCTTGCTGCTGACCTTGCTGAGCAGAAAATGCAACTGGAAAACCAGCTCGCAATTGCCGCACCTAAAGTTGAGTTTGCCGATCGCGTTGGCGAGGCCAGCGGAATTTTGATTGGAAACTTTGCAAAGGTTGTTGGAATTGGTCCAAACAAACTGTTTGCGTGGATGCGCGATCACAAAATCCTTATTGCTTCAGGTTCCCGGCGCAATGTGCCAATGCAGGAATATATGGATCGCGGCTATTTCACAGTGAAAGAAACAGCGGTCAACACAAATCACGGAATACAGATATCGTTCACCACAAAAATCACCGGGCGTGGTCAACAGTGGCTGACCAGAAAGCTGCTCGATAACGGAATGCTGAAAGTAACAGGGGAGGCTGCTTAATGGCTAACCTATGCAAAGAAGCACGCGGCAGAGAATGCCAGGTACGTATTTACGGCGTATGCAATGGCAATCCTGAAACTACAGTTCTGGCACATTACCGGATGGCTGGAATTTGCGGAACGGGAATGAAGCCTGACGACCTGATCGGCGCATGGGCTTGTAGCGCGTGTCACGATGAAATCGACCGACGCACCCATAACCTCGACAACAAAGACGCCAGACTTTACCACCTCGAAGGCGTAATCAGGACGCAGGCGGTATTGCTGAAGGAGGGGAAGGTTAAGTCATGAATGAATATCGGTTTGTGCTTCCATACCCGCCGTCGGTGAATACCTACTGGCGAAGAAGGGGAAGCCAATACTACATCAGCGATAAAGGCCAGAAATACCGAAAAGATGTACAGCAAATAATCCGCCAACTCAAGTTAGACATTTTCACCAAATCACGACTCCGCATCAAAGTCATCGCAGACGTTCCAGACTCCCGCCGCCGCGACCTCGACAATATCCTGAAAGGTTTACTCGACTCCCTTATCCACGCCGGATTTGCGGAAGACGACGAGCAATTCGATGACATTCGCGTAATTCGTGGTGTGAAAGTACCAGGCGGACGGCTTGGAATAAAAATCACCGAACTGGAGAACGCATGAACGCCACAATTCAAACGATACCAGAGCTTCTTATCCAGACACGAGGCAATCAGACCGAAGTGGCGAGGATGCTTTCCTGCGCAAGAGGAACAGTGCTCAAGTACAACCGAGACAGCAAAGGTGAGCGTCACATAATAGTTAACGGCGTCCTGATGGTAACGCCAGGAAAAAAGGGAAGGCGATGAGCATAAGAGAACTAAACCTCACCAAAGAACAGCACGATTGGCTGAATGGCTGGCTTGAACTGTGGGGCGCATGGGTTTATTCAGGTCGCCTGGAAAAGCGTATGAGCAGCGTAATAGCGAAGTTCATGGAGAGCGTAGAGCCGGGAAGAGTTATGACAAGGCCAATGTGCAATGATGATGATGGAATGTTGATTTCTCAGGTCGTCGATTCCGTCATGTACATTGACAAGAAAGCCTTTGGCATCCTCCTCAGCTACTACGCTCATGGTTCATCTAAGCGAGCAATTGCATCCTACTATCACGCGACTGCAAAGCCACGCAAGATGTGTGGACGTGGTGGCGAGGGATGGAGAAAACCTTCACTGGCAACCTGTAGAAACGAAATTGACGACATCCTGAAGGCGTCATTATTTGTTTTATACCAGCCAATGCAAAATGCTTTCAAAATGCGTAAACGTGTTGAGAAAGTTAAGCATGTTGCTGTTAAAAGCCTTGACATGCAATTAGCCATTTAGCCATAATTAGAGGGTAAGCTGCCGTTAGTGACTCTTAAGTTGCAACGGTGGCTTTTTTTATTTGGGTCAGTCGTATAAAGGTCATTACGGAAGGCTGTTAACCTTCTTATCGTGGTTCGAGTCCACGCTGTCCCGCCAAACATGCTGGTTTAGCTCCAATGGTAGAGCGGTCGCCTTGTAAGCGAATGGGTAGCGGTTCAAGTCCGTTAACCAGCACCATAACTGAGCCGTAGCCACTGGCTATCATGAATTCCTCAGTGATAGTTACGCTGCGGCCTTCTTTTTCCCCTTCCTAATACAAGAACTACGCAATCCGTTACTGGCGGAGGCGTTGCTATGAAATCCATGGATAAGATAACAACGGGTGTCGCCTATGGCACCTCGGCAGGCAGTGCCGGGTACTGGTTTTTACAGTGGCTTGATCAGGTCAGTCCATCACAGTGGGCTGCTATTGGTGTGCTGGGAAGTCTGGTTCTGGGCTTCCTGACTTATCTGACAAATCTGTACTTCAAAATCAGAGAAGACAAGCGTAAGGCTGCGAGAGGTGAATAATGTCGCCATCATTACGCAAGGCTGTTGCAGCTGCTATTGGTGGTGGGGCTATTGCCATAGCGTCTATGCTCATCACTGGCCCAAGTGGTAACGATGGTCTGGAAGGTGTCAGTTACATACCATACAAAGATATCGTTGGCGTATGGACTGTATGTCACGGACACACCGGAAAAGACATTATGCTCGGTAAAACGTATACCGAAGCAGAATGCAAAGCCCTCCTGAATAAAGACCTTGCCACTGTCGCCAGACAAATTAACCCGTACATCAAAGTCGATATACCGGAAACAACGCGCGGCGCTCTTTACTCATTCGTTTACAACGTGGGTGCTGGCAATTTCAGAACATCGACGCTTCTGCGCAAAATCAACCAGGGCGATATCAAAGGCGCATGTGATCAGCTACGTCGCTGGACATACGCTGGCGGTAAGCAATGGAAAGGTCTGATGACTCGTCGTGAGATTGAGCGTGAAATCTGTTTGTGGGGTCAGCAATGAACATGATTTGCTTTTTCATGGCAGCGTTGCTCGCATTGAATGGCAACGATGCGTGGCCGTGGTTTCTGGCCGTGGGGGTGTTGATGTCATGAGTCGGTTAACCGCGATTATCTCCGCTCTGGTTATCTGCATCATCGTTTGCCTGTCATGGGCTGTTAATCATTACCGTGATAACGCCATTACCTACAAAGCCCAGCGCGATAAAAAAGTCAGTGAGCTGAAGCAGGCGACTGCCACCATTACTGACATGCAGCAGCGCCAGCGTTCTGCTGATGCACTCGATGCTAAATACACGAAGGAGTTAGCTGATGCGAAAGCTGAAAATGATGCTCTTCGGCGCAGGCTTGATAATGGTGGTCGGGTGTTCGTCAAAGGAAAATGCCCTGTGCCATCCTCAGCCGAAACCTCCAGCGCCTCCGGCATGGGCAATGATGCCACCGTCGAACTCTCTCCAGTTGCTGGACGAAACGTTCTCGGTATCCGGGACGGAATTATCCGCGACCAAACAGCACTGAGAACGCTTCAGGAATACATCAGGACGCAATGCCTTCGATGATAGCGATAATTTTACTCATCATCCTTCACATCTGGCTCTGTAGACAGGATGGTGATCACTTCTGGAGTGAATCCAGATTAAACATCTCATTGCTGATGCTTGATATTGAGCATCTGGCGCGCGGTAAGGGGCTGCGTTGAGATAAGAGCCAGTCATTACAAATACCAGGATTTAGCCTCGCATTTGCGGGGTTTTTTATTCCCAACTCCATAGGTAATTTTATGACCCAGCATATTGGCGTAAAACTGATTAACGCCTTTCCGATGACGAGACAGGCATATAACGATTTTCGTGGCTGGCAGCTTCCTGCCGGAGAAAACGGCGAGGATGAAGGCTATCTGGTTGAATATCTGGATGGCGGAAAACCTAACACCGATCGCTTTGATGGCTACGTTAGCTGGAGTCCAAAAGAAGTATTCGAAAAGGCTTATCGTCCTGTATCAGGGCTAAGTTTCGGTCTGGCCATGGAAGCGTTAAAACAGGGAAAGAGTTTGCAGCGGGCAGGATGGAATGGGAAAGACCAGTTTGTTTATCTCGTGAAAGGGGAAAAATTAGCGTCTGCGTTGGGTTATGGCTTTGGCGAATATGTTGGCGAGCCAACTTTCAATGACACGCTTGTATTGAAAAACTCACAGAACCGCCTTGCTACATGGGGTCCATCCATTGGCGACCTGATGGCTGAAGACTGGCAAATCATTTAACCGTGTAGGCATTACAAAGCCTATCTACGGGTGGGCTTGATAATGAAACCGGAATTTATTCTTGGCAACCAGTTACGGCAGTACCACGAAGCAACCCAAGCCAGTAAGTGGGGAAATAACACTGGCAGCCACTGAAAGATGAACCTCCTGCCTTATGGCAAAAAAGATTCTTTGTGGTGGCGGACTGATGGAAAGACATCGGTTATTGCAGAGGCCATTCAATGAATGGTCTCGACAATGGCTTATACCATACACGGGATAACTTAACTGATATCCCTTTCAACGGATAAACGGAGCCAACAATGGCAGAGATTATTCCCATGACTGAAGAACAGAAATTCCAGTTAGAGATTTACAAACTGGTCATGAACCAGAACGCAGCTGCAGAGGAAGCATTTCAGTTCATTGGCACTGACGAACTGAAGCTTGAGCTATTCAAAATTCACTTCCAGTCAGGCGGCGCTAATTCGGATATCACGACCCGCACTATCGAAGCGGTGCGTAAATCGAAGGAAGCGTTAGACCTGTTCACCACCGGAGCATGATGCTCAACCTGAAATAACAACTAAGTGAGATGAATATGGCAGCACCAAAGGGCAACCGATTTTGGGAGGCCCGCAGTAGTCATGGGCGAAATCCTAAATTCGAATCGCCTGAGGCGCTGTGGGCTGCTTGTTGTGAATACTTCGAGTGGGTGGAAGCTAACCCGCTATGGGAGATGAAGGCGTTCTCGTATCAGGGTGAAGTGATACAAGAGCCTATCGCCAAGATGCGAGCGATGACCATTACCGGACTCACTCTGTTCATTGATGTGACGCTTGAAACATGGCGCACATATCGCCTGCGAGAAGATTTATCTGAAGTCGTTACGCGAGCAGAGCAGGTCATCTACGATCAGAAATTCTCTGGCGCAGCCGCTGACCTTCTCAACGCTAACATCATCGCCCGTGATTTGGGCCTCAAAGAGCAGTCGCAAGTTGAAGACGTGACACCTGATAAGGGAGATCGCGATAAGCGGCGCTCTCGTATCAAGGAGCTATTCAACCGTGGAACTGGACGCGATTCTTGATAACCTGAGCGACGAAGAGCAAATCGAATTGCTCGAGCTACTCGAAGAAGAAGAGAGCTACCGGAACACACACCTGCTATATGAATTTACGCCATACAGCAAACAGCGTGAGTTCATCGACGCCGGGCATGACTATCCAGAGCGCTGTTTTATGGCTGGTAACCAGCTTGGTAAGTCATTTACTGGTGCTGCTGAAGTCGCGTTTCACCTTACCGGGCGTTATCCGGGCACAAAAGGCTATCCTGCTGATGGTAAATATGGCGGGGAGTGGAAAGGTAAGCGTTTCTATGAGCCTGTTGTCTTCTGGATTGGCGGCGAGACAAACGAGACGGTAACCAAAACGACTCAACGCATCCTGTGCGGTCGTATTGAAGAGAATGATGAACCGGGCTACGGTTCAATACCGAAAGAGGACATCATTAGCTGGAAGAAGTCTCCTTTCTTTCCGAACCTTGTTGATCATCTTCTGGTTAAGCATCACACGGTTGATGGCGTTGAAGATGGCATTTCAATCTGCTACTTCAAGCCATACTCGCAAGGCCGTGCTCGCTGGCAGGGTGACACAATCCACGGCGTGTGGTTTGACGAAGAGCCACCATACAGCATTTATGGCGAAGGTCTTACCCGTACCAACAAATACGGGCAATTCTCAATTCTGACGTTTACCCCGCTGATGGGGATGTCTGACGTTGTTACCAAGTTCCTGAAGAATCCCAGCAAGTCGCAGAAAGTGGTCAACATGACCATCTATGACGCTGAGCACTACACCGACGAGCAGAAAGAGCAAATCATCGCATCCTATCCTGAGCATGAGAGAGAGGCGCGTGCTCGCGGTATTCCTACGATGGGTAGCGGGCGAATCTTCCAGATACCGGAAGAGACGATTAAGTGTCAGCCGTTTGAGTGTCCTGATCACTTCTACGTAATTGGCGGGATGGATTTCGGATGGGATCACCCGCAGGCGCAGGTTCAGCTTTGGTGGGATAAGGACGCAGACACAATCTACGTTTCACGCGTGTGGAAGGCGAAAGAAAAAACAGCCGTTCAGGCGTGGGGAGCCGTTAAATCATGGGCGCATAAAGTGCCAACCGCATGGCCTCATGACGGAAACCAGCATGAGAAGGGCGGCGGTGAGCAGCTCAAAGGGCAGTATGCAGATGCTGGATTTATGATGTTGCAGGAGCATGCGACATGGCCTGATGGCGGTAATGCTGTTGAGCCTGGAATCACTGAATTGCGAGACATGATGCTCGACGGTCGCTTCAAAGTATTCAACACCTGTGAGCCATTCTTTGAGGAGTTCCGTCTCTATCACCGTGATGAAAACGGGAAAATCGTCAAGCTTAACGACGACGTGCTCTCCGCCGTTCGCTATGCATACATGATGCGCCGCTTCGCCAAAATGATGCGCGACATCAAAAAACCAAAAGAGAAAAAGATACCAGCCCCAATCAGGCCCATCGCACGGAGAACTTAAATGGCCGACGAAAACAGACTCAATTCCATTCTGTGCAAGTTTGACGCGGACTGGATGGCGAGCGATGAAGCCAGAACCGAGGCGACAAATGACCTGTATTTTAGCCGAGTGTCGCAATGGGATGACTGGCTATCAAACTACACCACCCTGCAATATCGCGGACAATTCGATGTTGTTCGCCCGGTGGTCAGGAAACTGGTCGCAGAGATGCGCCGGAACCCTATCGACGTTCTCTTCCGACCCAAAGACGGTGCTAATCCTGATGCAGCCGATGTGTTGATGGGGATGTATCGTACTGATATGCGCCATAACACGGCAAAGATTGCCGTTAACGTTGGCGTTCGTGAGCAGATAGAGTCCGGCGTTGGTGCATGGCGTCTGGTCACCCAGTACGAAGACAACGACCCAACAAGCAACAATCAGGTAATCCGACGCCTGCCAATCCATGAAGCCTGCTCACACGTCATATGGGACGCCAACAGCAAGCAGATGGATAAGAGCGACGCTAAGCACTGCACGGTGATTAACGCTTTGTCACGCAATGGCTGGAAAGAGTTCGCAGAGGATTACGGTATTGATCCTGACACCCTGCCATCTTTCCAGAATCCTAACGATACATGGCTATTCCCGTGGGTATCGAATGATGTCGTCTACGTCGCTGAGTATTACGAGGTAGAAGAGAAGAAGGAGAAAGTCTTCATCTACCGCGACCCGCTGACAGGTGAGCCGGTCAGCTATTACCAGAAGGATATCAAAGACGTCATCGACGACCTGGCTAATCGTGGATTCATTAAGGTAGCAGAGCGTAAGGTCAAGCGTCGTCGTGTGTATAAGTCGATCATCACCTGCACGCAGATACTGAAAGACCGCGAGAAGATAGCAGGAGAGCATATTCCAATCGTTCCAGTGTATGGTGAATGGTCATTCGCTGGTGACAAGGAGTGCTACGAAGGAGTGGTAAGGCTGACGAAAGACGGTCAACGCCTTCGTAACATGATCATGTCATTCAACGCCGATATCGTTGCTCGTTCACCGAAGAAGAAACCGACCTTCTTCCCTGAGCAAATCGAAGGATACGAATACATGTACGGAGGAAATGATGACTATCCGTACTATCTGCAGAACAAGACCGATGAAAACGGTAACGACCTGCCGATTGGTCCAATCTCCTACATGGAAAACCCTGAAGTGCCGCAAGCCAACGCTTACATGCTTGAGGCTGCCACCAACGCAGTGAAAGAGGTAGCTAGTCTTGGCGTGGATGCGCAGGCGGCAAATGGTCAGGTCGCTTTCGATACCGTCAATCAACTGAACATGCGGGCAGACCTTGAGACATACGTGTTTCAGGATAACCTGGCTACCGCAATGCGACGTGATGGCGAGATTTATGCCTCAATGGTCAACGATATTTATGACGTTCCTCGCCATGTAACGCTGACTCTTGAAGACGGAAGCGAGAAAGACGTTCAACTCTACGCGCAAGTTGTAGATTACCAGTCCGGTAATGTGGTCACACTCAACGACATTCGCGGTCGCTATGAGTGCTATACAGACGTTGGGCCATCCTTCCAGAGCATGAAGGAACAGAACCGCGCAGAGATTCAGGAGTTACTAACCAAGGTTCCGCAAGGTACTCCAGAGTTCCAGATGCTGATGCTGCAATACTTCACGCTGCTTGACGGTAAAGGCGTCGAGATGATGCGAGAGTACGCGAACAAGCAACTGGTGATGATGGGGCTGAAGAAACCAGAAACACCTGAAGAGATGGAGATGGTGCAGCAGGCACAACAACAGCCGCAGCAGCCATCAGCAGAGCAAATTCAGGCGCAGGGCATCCTTCTGCAAGGTCAGGCTGAATTGCTCAAGGCAGAGAACCAACAGGCGCAGATTCAGGTTGAAGCTGCCAAGGTTGAAGCCCAGAACCAACTCAACGCCGCGAAGATTGCAGAAATCTTCAACAATATGGACCTCGACAAGCAGGCAGAACTGCGTGAGTACCTCAAGCTCGTAGGTCAATTCCAGCAACAGCGCAGCAAAGATGCTCGTGCTAACGCTGAGCTGCTTCTTAAAGATGCAGACCAGACTCATTCACAACGCATGGATTTCGCGAATCTTATGCGTCAAGTTCAAATCCCCTCCGGCGGAGTAGCCGAGACACCTCAATAAGAGAGAGTTAATCATGGACCAAACCACCGACATTCAGGCTTCTGAAGAATTAACCCTGCCTGGCAATCATGCAGCGGCATCTGCTGATGGCTTAGTTGTCGATAATGCCAACGACAACGCAGGTCAGGAAGAAGGCTTCGAGATTGTCCTGAAAGACGATGAGAAACCAAAACAAGACCCGGCAACTAATGCTGAATTTGCCCGTCGCCGCATCGAACGCAAACGCCAGCGTGAGCTTGAGCAGCAGATGGAAGCGGTTAAGCGTGGAGAGTTGCCGGAGCACCTGCGGGTGAACCCTGAGTTACCAAAACAACCAGACCCTAACGATTATCTTTCCGAAGATGCACTGGCTAAGTACGACTATGACCAGAGCCGCGCACTGGCTGCCTTCCAGCAGGCAAACAGTGAATGGCAGATCAAGGCTATGGACGCACGAAGCCAGGCTGTCGCCGAGCAGGGTCGCAAAACTCAGGAGTTCACCCAGCAATCAGCGCAATACGTCGAGGCAGCCCGTAAGCACTACGACGCAGCGGAAAAGCTCAATATCCCTGACTATCAGGAGAAAGAGGATGCATTCATGCAACTGGTGCCGCCAGCAGTCGGTGCCGACATCATGCGCCTCTTCCCGGAGAAATCCGCCGCTCTCATGTATCACCTTGGTGCTAATCCTGAGAAAACACGCCAGTTGCTGGCGATGGACGGGCAATCCGCGCTGATTGAACTCACTCGACTGTCAGAACGTTTAACTCTCAAGCCTCGAGCCAAACCTGTTTCAGAAGCCCCGCTACCTGATGAACCCATTCATGGACACGCTGTTGCTGCAAATATATCTGCGATTGAAAAGCAGATGGAAGCGGCAGCAAACAAAGGGGATGTAGAGACATACCGCAAGCTCAAGGCGCAACTGAATAAAGGAATTCGATAATGGCATTAAATGAAGGTCAACTGGTCACGTATGCTCTGGATGAAATCATCGAAACCGTCCAGAACCTGACGCCAATGGCGTCCAAAGTGACAAAATACACCCCTCCGGCAGAATCCATGCAGCGTTCAAGCAACACCGTGTGGATGCCTGTTGAGCAGGAAGCGCCAACTCAGACTGGCTGGGATTTAACTGGCAACGCTACCGGGATTCTGGAACTCTCCGTGAAATGCAACATGGGCGATCCGGATAACGATTTCTTCGAACTTCGTGCAGATGACCTGCGTGATGAGCGTTCTTACCGTCGCCGCATCCAGGCATCCGCCAAAAAACTGGCGAATAACATTGAGTCAGCGATTGCCAAACAGGCAACTGAAATGGGCTCGCTTGTTGTTCACGATACCCGCGCAATTGGTCCATCTACTGGCCTGTCTGGCTGGGATTTTGTGTCTGATGCAGAGCGCCTGATGTTCTCCCGTGAGCTAAACCGCGACATGGGCATCAGTTACTTCCTGAACCCTGACGATTACCGCAAAGCAGGCCGCAACCTGGTAGATGGTGACATCTTTGGGCGCGTTCCTGAAGAAGCGTATCGCAACGGTACTATTCAGCGTCAGATTGCTGGCTTTGATGAAATTCTTCGCTCACCGAAACTTCCGGCAGTTACCAAGTCAACCGCGACTGGTGTAACTGTTTCTGGTGCGCAGAAGTTTAAGCCGCAGGCATACACCCTTGATACCGATGGTAACAAAGAGAACGTCGACAACCGTGTTGCAACGGTGACCGTATCCTCCACCACCGGATTTAAGCGCGGCGACAAAATCAGCTTCACTGGTGTGAAATTCCTGTCTCAGATGGCGAAGAACGTGCTGACTGATGATGCTACTTTCTCAATCACCCGCGTGATCGATAGTACTCACATCGAAATCACGCCGAAGCCGATTGCACTGGATGACGCGTCACTGACAAAAGAAGAGAAGGCTTACGCTAACGTAAACACCTCTCTTGCTGAGACCACTCCGGTAAACGTTCTGAACGTGGCAACAACAACCGCTAACGTGTTCTGGGCTGATGACTCAATCCGTCTGCTGTCTCAGCCGATCCCGGTAACCCATGAACTGTTTGCTGGCATGAAAACGTCTTCCTTCAGCATTCCTGGTATTGGTGTTAACGGCATCTTCGCAACGCAGGGTGATATCAACACTCTGTCTGGTAAGTGCCGTATTGCTGTGTGGTATTCAGCATGTGCTGTACGACCAGAGGCAATTGGTGTTGGTCTGCCTAACCAGACCGCGTGATAACCAGAGGGAGCTTCTGCTCCCTTTTCTATTGGAGATACCAATGAGCGTAATGATTTTTCAGGCTGGCGGAGATACCAAAATCTGGGGACGCAAGCTGAAAACGAAAACCGTTGATCCTGATGATGTAGCTGTGCACTTAGCAAATGGCTGGTATAAGCACCCTGACGATGTTCCTGATGATCCTCTTGTTGGTGATCACATTAGGAGTGTTGGCGGAGGTGAAACTTCCCCAGTTGATATGGGCGAAGTGTCCGACGGTTATCACACTTTTAACGAGCTTTACGCTCACCGAGTGCGCCTCTTCTCATCGCTGATGCATGCTTACGCTGAGCTTTCGTGGTGGTCTCGCAAACACAGTGACGGTGAAGAGTGGGATGGCTGGATCATTGCTGGTATCACCACTCCAGAAGGCGAAATCACTTATCACCTACCTGTTGAAGAAATCGAGTTCCTTCCTGAAGGTACTGAGCTTGAGTTCGGGAAAGAGTGGGATGGTCATGAAGCAAATGATGTTCTTGGACGACTCCTGAGTTTGCGTCCGGCTATTGCAGAGCCAGAGCCAGAAGAAAAACAGCGTAAAAAGCCTGGTCGAAAACCTAAGGCGGCAGCAGATGAACCTGACAACGAAGGGTGATTTAGTCCTTGCGGCATTACGTAAGCTCGGTGTGGCATCAAATGCCACGTTAACAGATGTCGAACCGCAGTCTATGGAAGACGGCGTCAACGACCTTGAAATGATGATGGCTGAATGGATTGGCGGTGATGCGTCACCTGGTATCAACGTTGGCTACATTTTTGCTGATGCAGATGTTGCTCCGGATCCGGGCGATGAGCACGGTTTATCAAATAACGCTATCAATGCCGTCATTTTCAACCTTGCCTGCCGCATTGCTCCAGATTATGCGCTGGAAGCGTCTGCAAAACTTATAACCACTGCCAGATACGGGAAAGAGCGACTCGTCAAACTGTCTGCAATGGATAGGGCAAAAGCCGCTAAATGTAAGTCCGGTTATCCAAACCGTATGCCTGTTGGTAGCGGTAACCAGTTGGCGAAGTGGAACGGTTGGAATTACTTCCACCGGAAGGAACCTTGCGATAACGGGAGCGAATAAATGCCGATTCAGCAACTTCCGCTTATGAAAGGTGTCGGCAAAGACTTTCGAAACGCCGACTATATCGACTATCTGCCAGTGAATATGCTGGCTACACCCAAAGAAATCCTCAACAGCAGCGGATATCTTCGCTCATTCCCGGGCATTGCCAAACGTTCCGACGTGAACGGCGTATCGCGGGGCGTCGAGTACAACATGGCGCAGAATGCTGTTTATCGCGTGTGTGGTGGCAAGCTGTATAAGGGCGAAAGTGAAGTCGGTGATGTTGCCGGAAGTGGTCGCGTATCAATGGCGCATGGTCGGACATCACAGGCGGTAGGCGTTAATGGTCAACTGGTCGAGTATCGTTATGATGGCACGGTTAAAACCGTCTCAAACTGGCCTACAGACAGCGGATTCACTCAGTATGAGTTAGGCTCAGTCCGTGACATTACGCGCTTACGTGGGCGTTATGCGTGGTCAAAAGACGGAACTGATTCATGGTTTATCACTGACCTTGAAGACGAATCGCATCCTGACCGTTACAGCGCACAATATCGCGCAGAATCGCAGCCGGACGGCATCATCGGTATCGGCACATGGCGAGACTTCATAGTCTGCTTTGGTTCGTCGACGATTGAATATTTCTCCCTGACTGGTGCAACCACAGTTGGTGCTGCTTTGTATGTCGCACAGCCATCACTGATGGTGCAAAAAGGCATCGCCGGGACTTACTGCAAAACGCCATTCGCTGATTCTTATGCGTTCATCAGCAATCCGGCAACGGGTGCGCCGTCTGTATACATCATCGGCTCCGGTCAGTTATCACCAATCGCCAGCGCGAGCATTGAGAAAATACTACGCTCCTACACTGCTGATGAACTGGCTGATGGCGTGATGGAATCGTTGCGGTTTGATGCTCATGAGTTGCTGATTATTCACCTGCCGCGCCATGTTCTTGTTTACGACGCATCTTCAAGCGCCAATGGTCCGCAATGGTGTGTACTGAAAACAGGCCTGTATGACGATGTGTACCGCGCTATCGACTTCATTTACGAAGGCAATCAGATAACGTGCGGCGATAAGCTTGAATCGATGACAGGGAAATTGCAGTTCGATATCAGCAGCCAGTACGACAAGCAACAGGAACACCTGCTGTTTACTCCGTTGTTCAAAGCAGATAACGCCAGAGTTTTCGACCTTGAAGTTGAATCTTCAACTGGCGTTGCGCAGTACGCTGACCGCCTGTTCCTATCGGCAACCACTGACGGCATCAATTACGGACGTGAGCAGATGATTGAGCAGAATGAACCGTTCGTTTACGACAAACGCGTTTTGTGGAAGAAAGTAGGGCGCATCAGGAAAAATGTCGGCTTCAAATTGCGCGTTATCACGAAGTCACCTGTAACTCTGTCTGGCTGCCAGATAAGGATTGAGTAATGGCTGATTCGAATCTCAATGAGCCGGTAATCATTCAGGCTACACGACTCGACACATCAGTCCTTCCACGCAATATCTTCTCGCAGTCGTATCTGTTGTACGTTATCGCACAGGGTGCTGATGTTGGTAACGTGGCGAACAAGGCCAACGAAGCAGGGAAGGGGGCTTATGATGCACAGGTGAAGAATGATGAGCAGGATGTCACCCTTGCAGACCATGAATCCAGAATTGCTGCTGCTGAAGCAACTCTCGTCAATCATGAACATAGAATCGCAGCAGCGGAAAGCACTCTTGCAGATCATGAAACAAGGATTACTGCTGCCGAAACAGAGCTGGCTGATCACGAGACGCGAATTGCTGCCAATGAATCTGAGTTAGCAAACCATGATGCGCGAATAACTCAGAATACAACCGATATCAACGCACTTGATACCAGGCTCACAGCGGCAGAGGGAAGTATTTCGACGCTACAAAGCACAGTTGGTGATCACTCAACAAGAATATCTGCGCTTGAGTATGCCACCACGCGCAAGAAATCAGAGGTTGTTTACTCAGGAGTATCGGTAACCATTCCAACAGCGCCGACCAACCTTGTTAGCCTGCTGAAAACGCTCACGCCGTCATCCGGGACGTTGGCACCATTCTTCGATACTGATAACAACAAGATGGTTGTTTTCAACGAGAACAAAACCCTGTTCTTCAAGCTGTCGATTGTCGGGACGTGGCCCAGCGGAACCGCCAACAGGTCAATGCAGCTAACCTTTTCCGGCTCTGTTCCTGACACACTGGTCAGCAGTCGTAATGCGGCGACAACAACCGATAACATCCTGTTAGCTACGTTTTTCAGCGTGGATAAAGACGGCTTTCTTGCCACAAATGGCAGTACGTTAACCATTCAGTCGAATGGTGCGGCGTTTACCGCCACAACCATCAAAATCATTGCGGAGCAGTGATGGAAATAAAGCTCATCGATAATCCGGTGAAGCTTGCAGAATTCCTCAACAACCCGGCAAACACGGGGAATATCGTAGACAGTGGAGATAAATACTACATCAAGCCTGATGCGGTATATCTCGGCATCTACGAAGGATTAGTGCTGGCTGGAGTTCATGAAGTGCGTAACTTCTGGCATAGCGTTGTTGAATGCCATGCGGTGTACGACCCCGGATTCCGTGGTGAATATGCACTGCAAGGGCATCGATTATTCTGCAAATGGCTTCTCGAAAACTCACCATTCCTTAACAGCATCACCATGGTTCCTGACACCACCAAATACGGACGGGCAATTATCCGTTTGCTTGGCGCTACCCGTGTTGGTCACCTTGATGATGCTTATACCAGCAATGGAAAGCCTGTAGGCATCACGATTTATCAGTTACCGCGCTCAAAATACGAGGAGCTAAAGAATGTTAATTTTCCAGATTGCCAATAAGCACCTCAGCAAAGCTGTGTACTGCAAAGGCGGCAGTGATAGCGGAGCAAAAGAGCAGGCCCGCGCAACTGAAAAGGGCATCGAACTGCAGCGTGAAATGTGGCAGACGAACATGCAAAACCTTGCACCGTTCACGCCACTCGCTCAGCAGTACGTATCACAGCTGCAGAATCTTTCCTCTCTTCAGGGGCAAGGTCAGGCGCTTAACCAGTATTACAACTCTCAGCAGTATAAAGACCTTGCAGGGCAGGCGCGTTACCAGAGTCTGGCAGCAGCAGAGGCAACGGGTGGATTAGGCTCTACAGCAACAGGAAACCAGTTAGCAGCAATCGCACCTACACTCGGTCAAAACTGGCTGTCAGGTCAGATGAACAACTACAACAATCTGGCAAATATCGGCCTTGGTGCTCTTACAGGTCAGGCAAACGCCGGGCAGAACTACGCTAACAACGTCAGCCAGTTGTACCAACAGCAGGCGGCAGCAGCGGCAGCAAATGCGAATAAGCCTTCAGGCCTACAGAGTTTTGCTACAGGTGCCATTGGTGGGGCCGCATCAGGTGCAATGATTGGTAGTGCAGTTCCTGTTATTGGGACTGGTATTGGTGCTCTTGCTGGCGGTGTTATCGGTGGTCTTGGATCATTGTTTTAAGGTGGGAATATGGCTACTTGGCAACAAGGAATCAACTCAGGCGGTTTTCTTGCTGGTATCGGTGGGCAAAACTCAAATGCGCCAAAGGCAAGTGATGTAAGTGAGGCGTTGGCCTATATTCGCCAGAACAACGAAATGGAGCGCTCAGGTCGCAATAACATCGGCCTTCAGGCGTTGCAGGGGCTTGGTAGTGTCGCTCAAACATATCAAGCCGCAAAGCAACAGGAAGTGGATGCTGCATTCCAAAAAGAATATGCGGCAGCCATCCAGTCAGGTGATCGACAGCAGGTTCGAGATCTGATGACCAAATATCCTGGTCAATTAGAGAAGATTCAGTCTGGTATGAAGTGGGCTGACGAAGACCAGCGTGATGAAATTGGCAATCTAGCGGCAGGCGGTCAAATTGCCTCCATGATGGGTGGTGATGCATTTAGCAAGTGGATTGGAAACAATGCAACCAGATTGTCTAATCAGGGGGTAGACCCACAACAACTCCTCAGCATGTATCAAAAAGACCCACAAGCAACATCACAACTTATCGGACAATATGGTCAGTTTGCATTAGGCCATGAAAAGTATTGGGATTTACAGGACAAGATGGTTGGTCGTGAGATTGACCGAGGCAGGCTGGCAGAGACAATCCGCAGCAATCAGGCCAGCGAAGCACTTCAGGCGAGAGGGCAGGATATTAGCCGAGCAAATGCGTTAACGTCAGCATATGCACCAACAGCCGCAATGCAGAATTACAATCAGTACGCGCAAATGTTAAAGGCGGATCCAGATGGTGCAGCGGCATTTGCGGCAGCGGCGGGAATTAATCCCAATGCTAAGAAATTACTTAAGGTTGAAACCAATCCTGATGGCTCGGTAACTAAGTATTACACCGATGGCAGCGAGGAAGCCGGAAAACTAAACCAACCTATATCTGGTGATGGCATTAAACCAATTAGTTTGCCACAAGCGCAAAGCATCATAGATAAGGCTAATGAGGGTTCCAAGAAGGCGGCGGGATTTGCTTTGCGATTAAAAGATTCAATGGACTCAATGAATCAGCTTAGTAAAAGCATTGACCCTAAGCGAGTTGCATTAATAAATCGCTCTCTTGGTGATGGGACTATTGCAAATTTAAGCCTATCACCAGCGGAGCAGCAATATATGGTAAATGCGAGAGACGCCTTGTATGCAATTTTGCGCCCAGAAACAGGTGCAGCAATTACTCTGCCAGAGATGCAGGAGTATTCCAAAATGTACCTGCCTCAGCCCGGTGATTCCAAGGCTGCTACTGAAACAAAAATGCGAAAAATGCAGGGCCAATATAACTCATTACGTGGTCAGTCTGGTCGCGTTTATGATGCTTTGGTGGTTTCAAGTGCTGCAAATAGTCAACAACAGAGCAATAGCCAACAACCGACAAATACCCAACAGCAGCAGAGTCAATCCGGATCATATACCTCAAAATCAGGCATTCAATTTACGGTGGAATGATGAAAGTAACTGCAAACGGTAAGACATTTACCTTTCCTGATGGTACGAGCACCGAAGATATTGGCACCGCCATTGATGAGTATTTTGCTGGTCAGGCTGTTCAGCAACAAACAGTTAATCAGGCCAATAATGCACCAACACGGGAAGAACCATCATTGATGCAACAAGCTGGCGATTGGCTCACTGGTGGTCAAAGTGCAGGGCAAATTGCAGAACAGGCTGGTCGTGGTCTGGTAAACATACCATTTGACGTATTGCAGGGTGGCGCAAGTCTGATTAATGCAATCAGTCAGGGGCTTGGTGGGCCAAAAGTTTTGGATGATGTTTATCGTCCAGTAGACAGACCGACAGACCCCTACGCTCAAGCTGGAGAAACAATTGGCGGGTATTTAGTTCCAGGAATTGGAACGGCAGGAAGCATGGCTATTGGATCACTGGCAGAGGCCGCAAATCAGAAAGGCGATTTCGCACAAAATGCAGCTAAAAATGCCGGAGTTAACCTTGCCGCTCAGGGTGTTCTTTCCGCAGCAGCAAAGGGAATAGGGCGTGGAATAACGGCTATAAAAGGTGATATTGCGCCAGAAGTGGCGAAGAAAATTGCCACTTCAGAATCGATGGGCGTGACACCAATGACATCTGATGTTATCCCGCCGAAAAATGCTTTCACTCGCGGCCTTACTCAGGATGCCGAGGGGGCTTTGCTCGGGACAGGCTCAAAGCGAGCGGAGCAATATGCAACGCGTAGTAAGCTGGTAAGCAATTATTTTGACCGTTTTGGTGAGTACAACCCTGATGATGTGGTGAAATCTCTGACCACCACGTTAAGGGGGCGGAAGGATGCTGCTGGCGCTGTTATCAATGACGTCACCAATAAAATGGGTAATGCCGCAGTTGATACCACAAATACCATGAATGCTCTGAATACAGCGATCGCAAGACAGGAACGGCTTGGGACTTCAGCCAATCAAAGCCTGCTTACATCCTTGCGTAACCTACGTGAAGAATTAGCAAACCCTGCAACTGATTTGGATGTTACGTTTGATCTCTTGCGTCAGCACAGAACAGCATTTAGATCTAATGTTCAGGGAGATTCTATGGTCTTCCCCAACCAGGCAAAAGCAGCTACCAATATGGTAGAGAATGCAATGTCAAAAGACCTTCGTAACGCAGTTGCTAAAAACCTCGGTGCATCAGACGCAGCAAAATACCTTAAAGCAAATTCAGATTATGCAAACGTTTATAATAAGGTGCTTAATAAAAACATTGCTAACAAGCTCAACAAGGCAAGCAGTGAAGCCAGTCCTGAACTTATAAATACCGTTGTATTAAGCAGAAAACCATCTGACGTGAAACGAATCTGGAGCGCATTGGATGATAAAGGGAAAGATGCTATGCGTGCAGCTTACGTCAGCAAAATAGCGGAAAAGGCCGGTGATTCTCCAGCCAAGTTCATCACTGAAGTTAATAAGCTGAAATCTCAGTCAGGTGGTGAAATTTACAACACTATTTTTTCTGGAAAGCACATGAAAGAGCTTGATTCTCTTCATGAAGTTCTACAGCAAACAGCAAGGTCAGACACCGCAAATGTAGTAACTCAGACGGGGCAATCGCAAGCCAACCGGATAAGGACGATTGGCGCAACTGCGACTCTTGGCGTATCAATGGGGCTTGAGGCTGGCTTTGGTGCAATGATGCGTTTGTATGAGTCTAAAGCAGCAAGGAATGCTCTCTTACGTTTGGCAAACACCAAAGCAGGAACACCAGCCTATGAAAGAGCGCTGAATAACGCCGCAAATGCCATCAGACCAATACTTGCCAATGATGCAACTGATCGCTAAGGGTTGATGTCATGGATGTTGTTAATTGCGAATGGAATCGCGGAACTCTTTGCTTGATAGAAAAGGATCTGTTCTCCTTAACTCATCATAGTTTTTATTAAACTTTCTTGCTTCACCTGGGTATCTGTTGAACAAAACATTGCAGAAAAAAGAGAGCAATAACTCACATATGAATGCTAATACCCTGAAAAATAAAGGTATAAAAAGAAGGGAAGGTTCATTGAAGTCTCTATTCCAAACAAAATAGACAATCATCCCGACATACCAAATTGATATCCCTATACTGATGATTGTTCCAACAGAGGTAACTACGATCCCGATTAAGTCGGACAGTCTGTTTGCCAGTAACTCATTTGAGTATCTTGCAATCATATACCGCCAACATTTTGCAATATCATCATGATCTGTAGAGTCTTCTGGAATAGCTAGGCTTCTACATATTGAAGTAGCTCTTTTTTTCTCAACTCTTTTTGAGAGCCATCCATTAAAGAGATACATCAACACCTGCGTTGCTATTCCTGCACCAAGTGATATCAAAGACATCCCCAAAAATCGCCATCCTGGAGATAGTGACTGGTACTGCCAAACAAAAAAAATTAAAAAACCCAATGAGCCTATGACATAGGCTGATGTATCGCTATATATATCTATTTTTTTCATTGAGTAGCCACTCCTTAGTTTTGAGCAGAACACCGGATGATAATGTTTTGTTATGTGTCTTTTGGGATTCTATCCAGTAACTCGTTGGAAATTTTATCAAGTAAAGATTTTATTTGTTTAAGATCTAATGATTTGTCTACTGATGAGACGTCAGATGATAACGCATCCTCAAGAATTTGAACTATCTCTGAGTTCATAGATCGACCGTTTCGTTTAGCCCTTTCCGCAATAGCACTACGCATGCCGTCAGGCATTCTAACCGTAAATCTTTCTATGAAATTTGATTCGTCTTTTTCTGACATTTTCTTATTCGCAAGGCATATGAGCAATAAAAAACACAGTAGCATCATATTGACATTATGAGCAATGGCATCATAATGGTGTCATGACATCATGGTGATGTCATTATGACGGAGATATTGATGATGAGCGATGTTCTTTACAGTGGTCGTAAAAGTCAGAGTTTCCAGCTTCGTTTGCCAGCGCGAATGAAGGAGGAGATCAGACGCGTAGCTGAAATGGATGGAATTTCTATCAACTCTGCGATTGTGCAGCGACTGGCTAAAAGCCTGAGAGAGGAAAGAGCTAATGCCCAGTAAAAATAGTGAAGCCCGGAAGTGCGCGAACACAAACCGGGCCTCTATGTCAGTAACCGTACTCAAGGAAACTAACATGAATATTGTAGCAAAATCAGATTATAACTTCCAAGGATTCACTTTTAACCCTGTAACAGAGGGCGGGTCTATCTGGTTTACCTCCACCGAACTAGCTAAGGCTCTCGGCTATAAAAAAACTGATGCCATCAGCCAAATTTATGCCCGTAATGCTGACGAATTTTCCGACTCAATGTCATTGACCCTCAATATGAAGGTCAACGGAATAAACAATAGCTTACGTAACAAATCGGTCAGAGTTTACTCACTCCGAGGCGCTCACTTGGTGGCGATGTTTGCTTCTACGCCCAAGGCCAAAGAGTTCCGCCGCTGGGTGCTGGATATTTTGGATCGGCAGGCAGAATGCTCACCGATTGCAAAACAGTTTACTGACGAAGAACTGGTTAATCTCTGCTACTTACAATTGTGGATGGAGAAGAGTCAACAAATGTGCAAACACATCTACCCAGGAATGAAGCAAATTGGTTCTGAGCTTTCTGGAAGGATTTACGATATTGCATATGAGACTCGCTACATGTCAGAAGAAACCAAGAAATCACTTCTTCGTGAAGTGAAGAATCTTGATACCAACAATTTTGTCGTAAAGAACGCTCAGCCAATGCTGGCAAAACTGCGCGGCGAGGAATGGATTCATTGATTGGTGCGCCGGACGGCGCAAAAAGAAAACCGCCAGTGTGCTGCTGGCGGCCTATGTCACACCCTTACTACCACATAAGGAATGCCTAATGACTTTTAAGAATGTAGCAAACATCGGATCCGTTGTCACGGATAAAACCATTGACAGCCAGCGCCTGCTTGAGATGGTCAATCATGCTCGTAGACAGTGCGGGGAAAAAGAAGTCCGCAATAACGACTTTATTGCACGCATTAAGGATGAACTTGAAGGTGAGCACTACGAAATTTTCGTAGTTCAAAAATCAAACAAGACAAGTTCTGAAAAAGTTGTTATGTCAATTAAGCAAGCCCTTCGAGTGGCTGCTCGTGAATCTAAAGCTGTTCGCCGCTCACTGGTAGACCAACTTGAAAGTATGCAAGAAGCGCACATTAAAAGCGGTAAATCAGCGAGTGGACTTGTTGAGTATCGTCAAGCGCGAACATTGAAAATGACGGTTGAAGCTGTTACCAATCTGTTCGATCTGATGCCAAATCTTGCGCCTGAGGCAAAGCAGACAGCGGCAGCAAGTATAATCAACCCGCTCGTTGGTTTTAATGCAATACCTCTTCCGGCAATAGAAGAGCATTACTACTCAGCAGGGGAGGTTGCAGAGCAGCTTGGAGTAACGGCCAACAAGATTGGTCGCATTGCTAACGCAAACAACCTCAAAACTGAGCAGTACGGGAAGTTCTTCCTGGATAAATCGGCGCATTCCAGCAAACAGGTAGAGGCGTTTCGTTACAATTCTGAAGGCGTTAAAGCACTACAACACCTGCTACATGGCTCAAATGTGGCGTAACATTTTATAATGAAAACTAAACCCGCTTAATCGCGGGTTTTTTCTTTCCTTAGAATTTCAGCCGCAACTTCTTTTACTCGTTCCGAGATTAATGAGGCCAGCCTCTCTTCTTCATCACGATACCCGCTTACAGGTGATGGTTTGGAGAGTGATTCTTCCATCGTAGCCACAATTTCGGAATTGATAGACCTGTTATTCATTTTTGCACGCTGCTTAATCTTAGCGTGCAACTCGTGTGTAAGCCTCAAGTGGAACTGCGCCTCATCGTATTTGCTGTACATCATCAATGCCTCACCAAATGGGTGGAATGGCATCGTAAAACCTACTGTACAAATCAACAATCGTACCGTTTCGGTATGTAACAAATGCCAACCGTAGCCATGCTGCGGCGATTCCTTGTATCTGGAGCAAATTAAATGACAGACATTACAGCCAATGTTGTAGTGAGCATGCCTTCGCAACTCTTCACTATGGCGCGTTCTTTTAAAGCCGTAGCTAATGGCAAAATTTATATCGGTAAAATTGACACTGACCCGGTAAATCCTGATAACCAGATTCAGGTCTATGTTGGGAACGAAGATGGTTCTCACGTTCCTGTTGCACAGCCAATCGTCATCAATGCCGCTGGGTATCCAGTATATAACGGACAGATTGCCAAATTCGTAACCGTGCAAGGCCATTCTATGGCTGTTTACGATGCTTATGGCACTCAGCAGTTTTATTTCCCAAATGTATTAAAATACGATCCAGATCAGTTTGGCCCAGACTTCAAAGAGCAGTTATCTCAATCAGGAGCATACATTAATGATGATTCAAAAGGTGATGCATTAATTGGGGTAAGGCAGCCATTTACCGGGGCTGTAACTATAACTCAGCATGAAAACAATGCTCTTTTCTTAAATGTAAAACAATTCGGAGCAATTGGGGATGGGAAATATCATCCATTATCTGAGAGGTTTTCTTCAATTTCTGAAGCAAAATCCTTATATCCTTTTGTTGACTCATTATCTCAGTCAATAGACTGGGCCGCGTGGCAAGCTGCCCTTAACACAGGAAAGGTTATTTATGGTACTGATAATGCGTATGTAATAACGGATACGTTAACACCTGTTTCTGGTGGTGGGATAATTGGTCTTGGTGTGGGCAAATGGGTCTCCGGATATACTGCAACATTTGCTCCTGATATTACCACAGGGACCACATTCCTGATGTACGGGGTAGGAAATAAAAAATATACTGTAGATTGTGTTTCTAATATGGATGTTAGTGGTGGTGTGGTTTCTAATCCATCTTCCGAAGACCCGTATACAACAACAGCACCTGCGTCATCATATGATTTATTGGATTTTACTAACGGTGATGCTAATGGGACTACAAGAGCCACGCTTAAACCATTCTCTGCCGCAATATTGATGCCTGAGACAGGATGTGTTCGCCTTGAGAACTTTCGTGTTGTTCCATATTTCAATGGGCTGGATGGTTATAAAGACATTGCAAATACCGGTCTTGGCGATGAGTGGGATGTAGGTATTTGGTCACGTGCGTCTTTTGGCAATGAATACCGCAATTTGCAGGTGGTTGGATACTGGCGCAAGACGGCACTTTTAAAAACGAACATTCCTGTATCTGGCACGCTGGCTGCTCAGGGCGAGGATGAAAACTATTATCACTGTAGATTCCAGGGATTCAAGGGTGTTTCGATCCGCGCCAATGATGTATTCCGAATTACAGCGGTAACGTCCAGCACTATCGAAATCCCATGGTCAGCAAGCCACACCTTCGAAACGTCCGGAGTTTTAAGATCTGGAGGCAGGAATTTCACTTATTCAGGATTATCCGTATCCGGTGATAAGTTAGTATTTACTGGAGTGTCTAACGCTTCTGAGGCAACAGTAGGTTCTACTATACGGCGAAATGACATAGATAACTTTGGTATGGCGGGAACGCAATTTTTCGATTGCTACATTACCAGCCTGTATCACCACACACATCTGCTTGCCACATCGCAATACCTGTCTCAACCATTCAGCCGACCATCAGAGTGTATGGAGGTTTCAGGGGAACCAGTTCGCGGTGTACAGGTACATGCAGGAACCATTCAGGGATGGGATGATGTTCTTATTCATCTGCATGACTGTGGAAATATGAACTTTTACAGTACATATTTCGAAAGCCAGCAAGCATATGTAACTATAAATGGTGGTAATGCTATTGGTTATGGAGCACGTATGATAGCTTCCCGGCAATCAACAAGCTCATTACCATATGCAGCAGGGAATACACGAGTGCTTAGAATGGTCGGGTGCTCTGAAGGCAATGGCGTTGACTGGGGTCCTGTATTTAACAACTATACAGGAGGAAGATATAATTCTGGAGACGGTGTATTTAACCCCCGCGATGCATTTATAGACCATAAATCTCTTCCTGAGCAGTCAGGAGGTGAGTCAAGACTCGTATCACAAAAAGGAAATGCCAGAGTAGTATGTGGTGTTGGTAAAACTGTACTGCTTGGACCAACGTCAGGAGATTGTAATTTACAGAGTAATACCGGAAGTTTAAATATTAGAAGTGGGATAAGAGTAAGAGTCGGTCACGCTGATGGAACAGACTGGTGGTTGGCAGATGCTAATAAAATAGCTCCTGTTGATGATAATGTTAAAGCTATTGGACAGCCATCAAACAGATGCTCTGTTATCTATGCAGGAACCGGGTCAATCAATACATCAGATGAAACTCTTAAAACAAGATATGATATTATTAATGCAGAGCGTGATGCCGCTATTGAAATAAAGTCAGTCATCTATAAATTTAAATTTAATGACTCAATTAATCACAAAGGAATTGAGTCGTCCAGGTATCATTTTGGCGTTGGCGCTCAAACCGTAGGGGATATTCTTAGAAAGCATGGTTTAAATCCTGAGCAATATGCTTTTTGGTGTTACGATGAATGGCCTGACGTATGGGATGAAGAGGTGATAACTGAAGAGAGCACAGATCCTGATACAGGTGAGAAAATTTATTCTCAATATAAAACAGGAGATATGATTCTTGTAAAAAAAGCAGGAGGACGCTACGGAATTCGTTATGACGAATTGGCTATGTTTATATTAATGGCAATGTAGTTGCAATAAATGCAGTATATCCCGCATAAAAATGCGGGATTGTTTTTATCTGGTGTATTTATGAATTTTAAGTAAATTTTAGTATTGATTACTGCATCGCAGTTAAAGCCTCATTACCTATGAGGCAAAACTGAGACACACAAGGCTTTGCACTGGATTGCAAGGCTTTGTGCTATCTGAGATATAGCAATGTTGGTTGCTCCACCTTTTCATCAAGCCAGTCCGCCCACCACTGCATCATTTCTCTGCGCTTATCGAGATACTGAGCATGGTTGTAAATTCAACTAACCCAGTGAGTTGACAAAAAATTAGCGCAAGAAGAAAAAAAATCACCTTGCGCTAATGCTCTGTTACAGGTCACTAATACCATCTAAGTAGTTGATTCATAGTGACTGCACATGCTGTGTTTTGCAGTATTATGTAGTCTATTATTTAGACCAAAACCATCATAACACATTGATATTGATGATTTTTCTTGTTTCTCATTCAGCTTTTTTATACTAACTTGAGCGAAACGGGAAGGTAAAAAGACAAAAAGTTGTTTTTAATACCTTTAAGTGATACCAGATGGCATTGCGCCATCTGGCAGAGTGATTAACTAAACATCGCAGTAATCGAGGCACTCGCCAGAGAGTGAAAATGAACGTTAAACCCGACCATCGCGCCGCTGGCACCTTCATCGACATCAATACGTTCTACATCCAGCGCGTGAACGGTAAAAATGTAGCGATGGGTTTCGCCTTTCGGCGGCGCTGCGCCATCGTACCCGGTTTTACCAAAGTCGGTACGCGTCTGCAAAACGCCGTCTGGCATAGCTACCAGACCAGAGCCAAACCCTTGCGGTAATACGCGGGTATCAGCGGGTAAATTAACAACTACCCAGTGCCACCAGCCGGAGCCGGTTGGCGCATCCGGGTCATAGCAGGTGACAACAAAACTTTTCGTTCCCACAGGAACATCATCCCACGCCAGATGCGGTGAAATATTATCGCCATCGTAACCCATGCCGTTAAAGACATGACGATGCGGCAGCTTATCGCCATCGCGCAGATCGTTACTGATGAGTTTCATTAGAATGCCTCCGGGAAACCTCGGCCTTCAGACCGGGGAGGAAAGGAGGCGGTTTTCCGACTAACTGTACTTTGCATAATCACATTTTCCTCTTTAGTATGTGAACACATGAAACGCGCATATAAATACCGGTTTTACCCGACAACTGAGCAGGCTGAGCTTTTAGCTCAGACGTTTGGCTGTGTGCGCTTCGTCTACAATTCCATCCTTCGTTGGCGTACCGATGCGTACTACGAGCGAAAAGAAAAGATCGGTTATCTACAGGCCAACGCTCGCCTTACGGCGCTCAAAAAAGAGCCTGAATACATATGGCTGAATGATGTTTCCTGCGTTCCCCTCCAGCAGTCGTTGCGCCACCAACAAGCCGCCTTTGCTAACTTCTTTGCCGGACGAGCTGCATATCCGGCTTTCAAAAGCAAACGGCACAAACAGGTGGCTGAGTTCACTGCCAGCGCGTTTAAACACCGTGACGGCGAGTTGTATATAGCAAAGAGCAAGTCGCCGCTGGATGTTCGCTGGAGTCGAGAATTACCATCTGCGCCGTCAACCGTTACCATTTCCAGAGATAGCGCTGGCAGGTACTTTGTTTCCTGCCTGTGTGAGTTTGAACCTGTATCAATGCCTGTTACCGCTAAAACGGTCGGCATTGATGTGGGCTTAAAAGATTTATTCGTCACCGATACCGGATTCAAAACCGACAATCCCCGCCACACCGCTAAATATGCGAAGCGATTAACGCTGCTACAGCGACGTTTAAGCAGGAAGCAAAAAGGCTCAAGAAACCGTATTAAAGCCCGCTTAAAGGTCGCCCGACTCCACGCGAAAATCGCCGATTGCCGGATGGACAATCTGCACAAGTTGTCCCGCAAACTGATTAACGAAAACCAAGTTGTTTGCGTCGAATCCCTCAAGGTGAAAAACATGATCCGCAACCCGAAGCTGTCTAAAGCAATAGCTGACGCAGGCTGGAGCGAACTTGTTCGCCAGCTCCAGTACAAAGGCAAATGGGCCGGGCGGTCAGTGGTCGCCATTGACCAGTATTTACCGTCCTCAAAATGCTGTAGTTGCTGCGGTTTCACCATGCAAAAAATGCCTCTTAATGTTCGTAAATGGCACTGCCCTGAATGCGGCGCAGACCATGATCGCGACATTAACGCGGCACGTAATATTAAAGCTGCCGGGCTGGCAGTGTTAGCCCACGGAGAGCCTGTAAACCCTGAATCGCAGCACGCGGCTTAG